AATTAACAAAGGTGTATATGGAATTTCACTTGTTGAAGCACCAGCAATGGAAGGAATTGCTATTGCTTTAAAAGCTGATAGCATACAACTTAAAGAAATAGACAAAGAACAAAGGATTTTAGCAGGATTAGTTTTAGAACCTAACAAGCCAATATACAGAAATCAAAACGGAGAGGAGTTTAATATTGTTTTTTCAGATGACACAGTAAAAGAATTGTGTTATGGATTTAGTAAAAATAATTACAACGGAAACTCCACAATAGAACATAACGACTTACAGAAAATAGAAGGTGTTAATTTTGTTGAACATTGGCTAGTAAGAGATGAAAAAAACGACACTAGCATAGCATTAGGATTAGAATGTAAAAAAGGAAGTTGGGTAGCAGTTATGAAAGTTGATAATGAAGAAGTATGGAATGATTACATAAAAACAGGAAAAATAAAAGGTTTCAGCATTGATGCAATGTTAAGCCTAGAAGAAATTAAACTTAAAAAAGATAGAAATATGACTACTGAAATTTTAGATGCAATTAAAGCAATACCAGAAATGATAAAAACAGCTTTAAAAAAAGAAGAACCAAAAGAAGAACCTATAAAATTGGGTTCTATTGGATTAGCTGATGGTTCATTAAAAATTGAATTTGATGGTGAAAAATTAGAACAAGGAGCATCGTGCTGGGTTATGGCAGATGAGGAAACAAAGATACCAGTTCCAGTTGGAGAACATCCATTAGAAGATGGAACTATTTTAATTGTAGAACAAGAAGGAATTGTTAAGGAGGTAAAAACAGAGGAAGTAGCAACAGAACCAACTGAACCAACTGAACTAGTAGATGCAGCAGCAGACGATGCAGCAATAGCAAAAGAAATAGGAAACGCAATCAAAAGTATTTTAGTTAAATATGCAGAGATTGAAAAAGATGTTGAAGATTTAAAAGAACAAAATACAAAATTAAAAGCAGAGGTTTTAGAATTATCAAAAGAACCAGCAGCAAAACCTATTAAATCAACACCAACACAAGTGGATCATAAAAATTTGACTAATTATCAAAAACTAAAATTATCAAGAGGGGAGGAAATCTAATATGGCACAAAACAAATTTTTAAATCCGTTAACACCAGGAGTTTCTTATAAGCAATTCTTAGGATCAATACCGCAAGGTAAAACAATTAAAACCCATTTAAAAGGTAAATTAAAAGATGCACAAATTGAATGGATAGCAGAAGAAGTAAAAAATTATAAAAAAAATAATAACTAAAATCAAAAAAGAATGGCAATAGTATTCTCGGGAACGAAACTCCCACAAAGCGAAATCGCAGAAATCCAAAAGGAAATTTATGCAGATTGGGGAACATTTAGAGATTCTGACATCGGCATAGAAGAAGGGCATAAGTCTGGAGCAGAAGTTTATGAATCTAAAGTATCAGTTAATATGGCAGCTTACTCAAGTGGTGCAATATCAGCAGGAGCAGATACATTAACAGTAGGTAGAACACCAGTAACATTAACAAAAGTACAATTTGCAGATGTTATTGATAACAATGTATTATTAGATACAAGATTTGAAAAATCAATGGCAGCAGGAGCATTTAACATTGTATCAACAGAATTTGATAATGCAGTATTGCAGGATATTACACCAGCAATAGGAACTACAATGGAAGATGTAACATGGGATGGAGCAACAACAGCACAAAAAGCGTTAATCGCAGGGTTAACACCAGGAGCTGCACAAGGAAGTATATCAGCAGGAGCACAAACATTAGCAGCAGCAATGCCGACTAATTTAGTTAATAGTATTCCAGCAACTATTTTACATAATGCATCCCAATCAAAAGATACTCCAGGTGCAGGATTAGGAGATTATAAAAAGGTATTAACGATTGCTACTATTACATCAACAACAATAGCAGCAGAATATGCGAAATTATACGCAGTAGTTGATCCAAAATTAATAGCTGACCAACAAAACCAACCAGTTATTTTTGCACCATTAGCACATAGACAATTAATGCGTATTGCAAATAATAGTGTAGGAGCAGCATCAAATCAAAACTTCTTATTTGAAAGTGAAGCAAACGATGCAAAATGTTATTATAATGGAATTGAAGTAAAATTCAAACCATTAGTAGGATTTATGATAGCATCACCGCCTAAATATTTAAAAGTATTAATGGATTTAGCATCTGATATGTCAGTATTAGAAACTGGAGCAATGCCAGCAGGAGCAGAACAAATGTGGTACAAAAACGTTCAAGCATTTGCAACTTGGTGTACAAACCAAAGATACATTGTATTATACGGAGGATAGAATCAAGTAATAAAGGGGGTTTAGTTACTCCCTTTTTAAAAACAAATAAATATGGTTTGTGATATAACAGCAGGAAGGGTAAAACCTTGTAAACAATCTTTAGGAGGTCTAGGGAAATTATATCTTTTTAATTTTTTAGAAGATCCATTCACAATATTAAACGGAGTAGCAACCGCAGTAAATGTAAGTTTAACTACGGTATTTGAATACGAATTAGAAGGAGATGGAAATAATGTAAGTGAAGCATTAGTATCAGATAGAAATAGCGGAACAAGTGTAAATACGCAAACATCTACAATAATTTTAAAGAAAATAGATGCAGCTACATCGGCTGAAATGAATTTATTAGCTTATGGTTATCCTATGGCAGTTGTAAAAGATAGAAATGGGGTTTATCATGCAGTAGGAATAGATGATGGTATTGATTTTACAGTTACACAAACATCTGGAGGAGCGAAAACAGAATTAAACGGATATACTTTGACAGGAGTATCAACTACTGGAGCATTAAGTCCTAAATTAGATGAAGCTACAATAACAGCATTTTTAGCATTAGTATAGTTAAATAATTATTTTGAAATTAAAAGCTCTTTTATAACAAAAAGGGCTTTTTTTGGTTTTAATAATATGATAGTAGTACTACCAACAGATACCGAACACACAACAACATTAATACCAAGATATACTCCATTAGAAGCAATCGTTATTACTTTATATAATGAAGCTACAAAAGAGGAATCAACGCCATTAAACAATTATAGTATTACTAATGGAATGATGTCAATAACTTTTGATTTTGATTTTTCAGAAAATGATAAATATCAGTTAAAAATAAGTGATACAGCAGGGATTATTTATAGAGGTAAATTAATAGCCACATCACAAGAACCTCAAGAATTTAAACAAGCAAAAGATTTATATTATTATGAGTAAAGATAATCACGATATAAGATTAATTCAGTTAAACGGATATGTAAGACCAAAGATAGAAGAAAACAAATCTAAAAATTGGGTTTTAAATGGGAAAGGAAATAGATTTTACTATGATATTATAGACAGAAGAAACGGATCACCAACAAATGCAACTATTATATCATCTTACATTGATTTAATATATGGTAGAGGATTAGCAGCAAAAAATAAAGACCTACCAACTTGGATAAAATTTTTACAAATATTAAGTAAAAAAGAACTACGGAGAATTATTGCAGATTTTGAAACTTTTGGAGAAGCAGCAATGCAAGTAGTAAAAACAAAAGATGGTAAAGATTTAGCTAAAATATACCATTTACCAATACAGAATGTAGCTCCTTCAATTGTAAATGATGACAATGAAATAGAAACATATTATTTTTCTAAAGATTGGAGAAATGCAATAAGGAATAAACCAGAGCCATTTTCAGCTTTTGGAACATCAAAAGACAATACAGAGATATATTGTATCAAGCCTTATAAATCTGGAAACAATTATTTTGCAGATCCAGATTATTTAGCAGCATTGCCTTACGCAGAAATGGAGGAGGAACTAGCAAACTTTTATATAAATTCTATTAAAAAAGGATTAAGTGCAGGATATATTATAAATGTTCCAGATGGTGGAACATTAACACCAGAACAAAAAGACGAACTAGAAGATAAGATTAAAGATAAGCTAACAGGATCACCAAACGCAATGAGTTTTGTAATTAACTTTAAAGGTTCTGATGCTGATATAACAATTGTACCATTTCCAGTAAACGATGCACAGCATAAACAATGGGAATACTTGACAGGAGAAGCTAGGCAACAAATAATGACAGGACATAAAGTAGTATCACCTATGTTATTTGGTATTAAAGACAGCACAGGATTTGGAAATAACGCTGATGAATTAGACACCGCAGAAGCACAACTAATGAAACGTATCATCCAGCCAAAACAAATCCCTATATTAGAAGCATTAGATGAAATACTAATAGCATACAATATTAATTTAGATTTATATTTTTTACCATTAACAGAAGCACCAACAACAGTAGAAATGGCATCACATGAAAATGAAGATTTAAATACATTTTTGAATACAGGCGAAACCATAAATCTAAACGAATGGGAAGTAATTGATGAGGAAAAATGGACTGATGAATCAGTACATATAAAAGAAATAGATTTACAACTTGCGAGTGTTCCTAAAAATTTACCATTAGCACCAAGTAAAATAGATAATGAATTTTTTAAGGTACGATTTGAATATGCAGGATCATTAAGACCAGAAAGAACATTTTGTAAAAAGATGATGAGTGCAGGTCGAGTATTTAGACAAGATGATATAGATGCAGCTTCAAAACTATCAGTTAATCCTGGATGGGGACCAGAAGGAGCAAACACCTATGACATCCTAAAATATAAAGGAGGAGGGGATTGTCATCATTTTTGGCAAAGAAAGGTTTATTTAAAAAAAGGAAATAAATACATCACAGTTGCGAATGCACAAAAAATGGTAAGACAATTAAAGGAGTTAGGCATCAAATCAGAGATACCAAAAAGCACCGATCCATTAAGCACAAAAAAGCCTATGGATATGCCTTATAATGGTTATTTACCAACTAATAAAAGATTTCAATAATGGCAGAACTATTATTTATAACACCGCAGGAAATGGCAAGTAGTACAATATTAAGTGGTAATATTGATATTGATAAATTTACATTTGCAATCGCTAATGTGCAACTTACTACCATAGAGCCATTATTAGGAACAGAGCTATACGATAAAATAAAATTAGATAAAGAAGCTTCAACATTAACAGGATTATATGAAACTTTATATAATGAATTTATAAAACCAATAACAAAACACGAAAGTGTTGCGCAATATTTAGAAATAGCAAGTTATATTGTAGATAATGGAGGGATTTATAAACATTCAGCAGAAGGAAAAGAAATTGTAGATAAACAAGAGGTGCAATTTTTAGCAGGTAAGTCTAAAGCAATGGCTCAAATGTATGTACAGAGATTTAATAAATGGATAACTTACAATCCAATAGCAGAATATAAAACATATCAAGAAGAGGTAAACGCTATTAAGGATATTAGTTTAACTACTGGATGGAAATTATAAAATGAGTATAGCATTAACAAAAGGTAGGAATCGTATATGTAAAGATACGCAAGGAGGTATAAAAAAATTATACCTAGCTCCATTTGTAAAATATTCAAGAAAACAGATAATTACAGATGGCGTTTTTTTAGAGCAAATACCTACAACGTTATTCTATGAGTTTAAATTTTCTAATAATTTAAGTTTTTCGGAAGTACAAAATGAAAGTGAAGGAGGTAAATATGTTGATATTTCATTTAATATTGATTTACCAGGAATCACAGAAACATACGCTATAAATAATTTAATGAA